GATGAATATATATCACCCTTCTCAGGGGTCAGCGTCTAGACTGGAACAATGCCGTAGTATTCCGAAGGAGGCACCAGGAAGCTTGGAAGGTCAGAGATAACAGAGACCGAAACATTAACTGTCTTCCAATCAGCAGGAATTTGAGTGAATGGTCGGGATAACTGCACTGGGCCGCCAGGAGTCGAAATAACAAAATCGCCATTGTAAGGGGGAGATAAAAAGGATGGCTTTGAAGGATCCCACACATGAATGGACAGTTGCTGCAATTCGAAATCAATGTACTGGCCAGGAACAGCACTCTGGACATCTCGGAGAAAGAATCTGTAAAAGGCGTCGGAACGATCAAGAATCACGTTTAGTGTCCACGAGTTGGAACCAGCAGGACGAATATCATACTTGTCGTCAGAAACGCGAATCACCTCACCATCCCGTTCAGCAAATAAACGCAATGTGAACCACGAGTTACAAGTAATAGAGACATTTGTACCGGCGTCACTGTAATCTAGGGAAGAAGGCCATATAACGGTAATCGCGTCATCTGGAGCACTAATCACAGTGGAACCAATTGGAAGGACGACAGGAGCAGTCTGAGAGACCCTTAAAATGCCAGCGGAGGCAGGCGTAAATCGAAGTACAGCATCGTCATTAGTAACGGACAGAGAAGCGGAAACCAGAGAGGAGTCAACCTTGGCTCCTGAAATAGTCAACAGGCTAACACCGTCAAGCGTGACGTCATAAGACGAGGTGGACGAGAAACCATGGATCGTCAGAGACATCTCCGAACCGACGGAAGTCATATCAGAAAAAGTCACAGACTTAACATCCGCGTGAACAATGAATAACGGGAAGAATTGTGACAGCACTAACAGCTTACTAATAGCATCCGTATCGATGGAGAGACCGTTGACGAGTGGGTTACTCAACCATGAATAGTCATCTTCCGGATACCGGATTTCAACAGTAGCACCAGGAAAAGTCTGAGACAGTAGTTGAATCACATCAGCCAAAGGGAGATACGGCTCCTTACGCCCTAGTGTGGGGAAGAAAAACATTTGTTTGGTTACATCTATCTGGAGCTCACGATGAGGTGAATCCACACGGGTATCAGCCGGAGAATTCAGCTGGAAAATAATCTTAGTGGCCCCAACCTGTTTGCAACTGTTCAGGAAGTCGCGCACGAGAGAAGAAAGTGAGACGCCTGAAGAGAAAGACGCAGCGCCTAACGTAAGTATAGCAGAGACGTAGTCAGGGGAATAGTCCAGTATCACTTGCATGTCTGTGTAATCCTTGACTATGTAGTCCGTCTGAGTCTTCCAACAGTTCATAGGTAAATATGACGGCCTAACATCCACCATACAGACAGGGATATCCTCACTAATTTTTGACAACAAACGACATTCTGGACCCGTTCCAAGATCCATCCAAAGATTAGGACGACCAGGGATACCTGACAGCACCCAATCGTAGTAAACTGAGAGTAAAGTCCATAGGCTGGTCTTGGTTTTAAAAAGGGTAGGTGGACTGTAAGCTATAGATCGCGACTGAACAGTCAGTGAGCTAGGGAAGATTCGTGGCACATAAGCCAGGCGAGACCAAAGACGCCTCGAATCTGGAGTAACGACAGAAGTAACGGCAGTACGGAAGCTGTCAAAGTACTCATGTCTACTAAGCCGAATAGTAGAGGGAGAGGATAGCAAAGAGAAACATGCTAGCGCTCGAAGGTCATCTTCAGAACCGACTGAGGTTACATTGACGAAGTTAAGGGACAGACAGGTTAGTGGATTATCTAGAGTCACTGAAGCTCCACGATCAGGAAGAGTAACGGACGCTTCAATTAAAGATGAATATCGGCGGATCTGTTTGGTCAGAAACACAATAACAGACGAACTAGGGCCGAATGAAGGAGAAGCGATTGCTAGCTTTTGTAGCAGGCCAATATATATCTCGAGATTATTAGACAATAGTGGCTTCATAACAACAACCCGGTTAAACCAGGAACTTAGTTCTGCATACACCCAAGCTAGGACCCGTGAGGTAGGGAAATTGTACTTGACAACCAACGATCCTCCAACTTGTACCAGAGTGAGTAGATTTTGACATTGAAGAATAAAAGCACGCGTTGAGCTGACCAAATCATCACTATTACATTGCACTTGGTCCACATCACTATAAACAAAGCTAAAGTCACCAGAAGCTATAGAGTGAGTCACGTCCAAAATCACACCCCTAGTAACATCCCAGCCAAACTGCCGGATTGATGAAAGCTTGAAAACAGAGGCCAGTTTACCAGACAACCAAGGAGCAATTACAGAAGGTTGATCGTCAGGGTGAGTTCCTGAGGCACCCATGTAGGCTACAGACATGCCATTGAACACGAACTTATTGCCCAGGGCATCTTGTTGTTGAGAGACGCAAGTCAGATTGGCAGTATCTTTATGAAGAGAGCGATCAGCGATTAGCCGATAATCCCTGAAACGGGCGCGCGCGTCTTGCTGCTCCGTAGAAAAGTAGTCAGCGGGAAAATCGGGGACCAAATCAATTGGTACGGCGGCATCATGACGATCACTGACAGCGTATGAGAACAGCGGAGAGCCAGTCCAGGCGTGACCGTAGTCAGGGGTAACAGGTAAAGTCAAAGCTGAATTCATCAAGTTCAGAGCTAGATCGACGGGAGAAGATGTACTATCATCAAACTGAGGTTGCCAACGAACGGATGCTGCAGTGGGTTTTAATATGGACGCTGAACCAAGGGTTCCTGTGAAGGTAAGAGGTGAGATGGAGATAAAGGGCGTGAGTGACTGAGGATAGTCAAACTTGAGATTAGAATATAAGGTAAAGGAACGAGGCTTGGGAGATGGTACTGTTATAGCCTTGGAAGAATCTGAGAGCTGCGATACCAGGGTAGCGACCATACTGCAGGTAGGGTGATTCGGTACCGGAACAGTCAACTGAGACCCACAGAAGGATGCGTTGTTTAGCGCAAGCAGAGCGTATTCCACGGACTCCGGGAACGCGAAATATGGGGAACGGACAACGAGATAAGAATGAACACGTCGAGTAACTGGCGTACTTCGAGAAGAGGATTGATTTGCGCGCAACTGGTCTAGACAAGACTCTAAGAGTAACCAGAAAGCACAGTCCTTGGACGAAGTTGCGATGACTGGAATAACGTTCTCTGTTGGTAGGAGCACGTGAGGGCCATATGAGGGACGATCCAGATGGACGAGTGGGGTTAACTGTGAAGGAGCTGAGTCGACAAAGGTAAGTAAACTGGTTAGATCTCTGCCATAGATAACATCAGCGTAGGGAGTTTGGTTCTTGCCAAACAAGCAAGGTGCATCAGCTGAAGTTTGGTACCCATCAAAAGTCCAGTACTTCTTACCAGCGGGCATCATGAGCAGATCATTGGACAAAGGCCAGAAATGGTTCCTCTGAAGAAGATTAGCATCGAGGATATCGACAGCAGGTGAAATTCTTAGCATAACATGATCTAGTAACGAAGAGTATGGACTATTAGAGAAGAAAGAAGCGACAATGGTGTTGCAAATTAGTGGGTTGACATGACGACCATGAAATTCTGAAATAGGGTATCGACGAATAAGATCTTCATAAATCACAGCGAGACGTTCCTGCATCCATGTTCTCCATTCCGGGAAGGTCGTGGGAACGGGCGGCTCCAGAGTAGGTGATTGAATACCCTGCAAAGGGAATAACAAGCGTACAACCGTGATATCTGAACCTGAAGAGGTGGTGAGTGCAGTCCAAGGTGTACTAGCGCATTGCAGACGTGAGAGCAGGAAATCATATGTAATAAAAGATGGAGAACTTGACTTACTTGGTACATTGAAGCTCTCTGCCAGACGCAAACCTCGAATCTGAGCCATGAGTGATAAAGC